CCCTGCGCAACGCTCGTAAGACCAGTACCGCCTTTCGTTACGCCGATTGCCGTGGCACTCCAGGTACCGACCGTTATGGTTCCAAGACGAGTGATATTGTCCTGTATTCCGTTTGGAAGAGTAGTCAGCACTTCCACATTTCCAGTGCCAGCGGTGTTACGACCCAATACAGAAGCGGTTGCGATCTGCTGAAATTTGGCAAGTGTGACAGCGTTGTTTGCTATGGTAGTCGCAAGTGAACCAGCGCTCGTCGTAACATCGCCCGTAAGAGCTGGGAATTGTGCAGCTTGGAGCGTTCCAGTAAGTTGGGTTGCTGCGATGCTTTTATTTGTGAGTGTTTGCAAACCGGTCAGGGTAACAACTGTGCTATCGATTGTAAATTGGTTGCCGGTGAGCGTAAGACCTGTACCAGCTGAGTAGGTACCTGCCCCGGAAACCTGGGCAAAAGCAATATTTATTGCTCCGATTGTGATGCTGTTATTGGTACATGTCCATTGAGTGTCAGCATTAATTGTGCCGTCCATCACAAACACAGTGGCTTGTACGAGTTCAGAGCCAGTATCGGCGTCTGTGGCTCGTGTAGGTGCTCCTGAAGCATTAACGGTATAGATGCCATTTTCTGTAGCTGAAGCTTGGTTCTTGATCAAGATTCGGTCGCCGGTTGAAAGAGATATGCCATCTACGGTATCGCCATTCTCAAAATCAGTCGCAAGCGTACCAGCTGCAGTTGTGGCTGCACGTACCGCATTTTTCCATTTTAAACCGGTAAGATTATTATCTACGTAGCTTTTTACGGCCGCCTGTGTTGGTAAACGAGACGAGCTTGCCGCACTGAGCGCTGCGTCATTATCTACGGTGTAGCCTGCCAGAGTATCAAGGTTTGTATTCCAGGCCTGAACATTCGTTCCGATGATCAAACCAAGGGTAGAGCGTGCCGTAGAAGCGTCGGAATCATCGATTAGGGTACGAGCGAACGCCGAAAAATCAGCCAGAGCGGCAGTGCCCGAGCCGGTAAAGTACGGAAGTTTGTTGGCGGCTGAAGTAAGACCAGCGAGAGCCGCGAGTTCGGCATCTTGGGCCTGCACATCGGTGCCGATCACGAGTCCTAGCGTGGTGCGGGCGGCTGCGGCATTTGCGTCGTCGATGAGCGACCGGCCGAAAGAGGTGAGGGTGATTTCTTCCACAGATCCGGCGCCAACGCTCGAGCGGCCAAGCACCTTGTCCGTAGCACTCACGTTCTGGATTTTGGCGTACGTGATCGAAGCGTCTTTAACGTCGGCTGTAATACTATTGCCAGCATCATTATAGGTAAAATCGATCGTAGAAGTATCGATAAGGATGCTACCAACCGCGTCCTGTGCTTGTTCGTCTGTATAACCACTCGGAATACTCGCCCAGCTAGAATTAGTACCGTCGGTAGTGAGATATTTGCCAGCATTGGTGGATTGAGTCGGCAAAAGATTATTAAGCGCTCCATTGGCAGTGGATGCCCCCGTCCCTCCTCGAGCTATAGAGAGCTGCGCTTCGCTAAGCACCGTCCCGCCGCTAACATACAACACGCCATTCGACAATGAAGAAAGTATCAGATTGCCGCTGACTGTAATATCGGTAAAAGAGGCCGATCCAAAACTAAATACTCCGGTAACTGAAAGGTTACCGTTGATGGTCACGTCACCATTAATGTACCGGGAGAAGCGTGGCCGCATATCAACGTCCTAGAGAGCTTTACCCATGATCTGGTATCGAACTGCATTGGTGCCATCAGCCGTTACGCTTTTTATGCGGAACGCCAAAGCGTGCACATCGTCAAAATCAACCTGACCAGCTCCGTCGACGATAGAAGCTACCATACCTTCGGTTGACCCGTTATTGTAGTAGCCTTGAATCTGCTGCCAATTTGTACCATCGAAAGTAACTTCAAAAGTAGTAGTAACCCCACCACTTGTATTAAGAAGTACTGAGATGTGGCGATAAGGGGCACAATAAAAACCGTTTGTCGGATAATAGGTGGTGCCCATTGCTACATTCGTGGCATCAACAATGGTTTGTGGTTTAAAAAGTTGACGACTTAGACCGGGATCAATGTATTCGATGCTGTCAGCTCTGCGCACAACAACTGCGCTTACATCCAAGTTATCAGCGTTACCGTTATTGATGTGGATAGAGAGGGGAAGGGATGTTAAGGTCAATTTTCCAACCTGGAAAGCTCCGCGCGCCACAACACTGTCATTAACTAAAAATTGAATTTCAGAGTTCGACCACCGTACACGGAAACGCGTGGCAGTATTAGTCCAGCCCGCATCCCAGGGAACAGTTTGACTAATGAATGCAGTAGTCCCAAGCTCATCATAGCCAACTATGGAAAATGTGGCTCCGCTGATTGAAAATTCAATACGTCCACGATTGCCAAAGATAGGAGATTTAAGCCCCCACGTTCGGGTATCGCCAGAAGTGGGTGCGGTGGGAACGGTAAGCGTAAATTCGACATCCCCGTTTCTAAGTATCGGGAAAGATAAAATTTCACAGGTGTTGAGGCGTAATTTGTTAGATACGATCGTCGGGAAACCGCTTAGTGTATTCCAGAAAGTGATATCGTAGCCTGAAAACTGTGGATCGTAGAGTAAAATACCGTTCATTCGGCTAATGGTGGCGTCCATAATAAAAAGGTTAAGAAATTTATAGGCCGCCGTAGTCTACGACGGCCAAAAACTGCTTAATTATTTTCCGGTTTAACTGGTGGTTTACCCGGTGTCTTGCTGTCTCCCATGAGTTTATTGATCGTTTCTCGTACAATAGAGGGTTTTTTGGTGGTAACAGGTGCCTGACCGCCTTCTCGCTTAAGAATCCTGGCCTTTTCAGAGTTTGCTTTAGCAAGCTGTCGCTGCAACTCAGCGATTTGCGCGTCTTTATCAAGCAGAATTTCTTCTTCGCTATAAAAGAAATTCGCGGCAGACTCAACATCTTCTGGGTGCACTTCGTAGGACTGTCTCAAACATCGATCGCGCCGGACTTTGATCAAATCGAGCATCCTTTGAATCGTCTCTTTGTCCTGGGTTTCAAACATTCGACGTTTAAAGGTGGCTACAAGAGGTGGTGTAGACTCAACAAGTTCGTTCGTAATTGGGTTGTAGATATTCTTCTGGTGACGCAGTATGACCTGCAGGTTATTGCTCACCGTAGAGATGAAACGCATAGAGAAAACTGGTTATCAATCTGGTGTTGGGCCGGGCAGATTGATTACTCGGCCCAACTAATCAGCTTATCTTAAATAAAGAGTAAGTTAGGGAAGGATGTAGCCCGCTACATTCAGGTAGGCGCCAGAATCAGGAAGATCACCTGTGCCTACGTAGCGCACTAAGAGATCATGTCCGACCTCAGAGCGAAGATCGCCGACCCCACCAGCAATACTTGCAGCAAGCTCAACATTATCCGTGCCGGCAAACTGGCCAAGTAAAGTCGATGTGTCACGTTTTTGCGTAACGTCGTAGACGTACAAGGTTAAAGCACCTGAGGTGATATTGACCAAGCTACGTGACTGCTGGAATATGGCCACCTTGCCTTTTTGGGTCTTCCCAAAATTCAAACGTCTGGAGGAGATGGCGAAATCGAGCGAGAGATGAACCGAGGTATCCCAGTAGAGCGGGAGAACCTGTATACGCGTCGGCGACAGCGTAGTTTCGGAACGAGCAATCATCTGGGACGAGCTTACGAGATCGGAACGGAGACCGTCGACTATCTCAGCGCGCCAGTTGGGAGAAAGGTTAATCTGGTCAACTACAGAACCGAGGGTGGTGTAGGTGGCAAATTCAATGACACCGTTGGTGTCTACCGTAGTGTCAACCGCTTCGCTGGCAGCAGCACCATGTTTTAGAGTGATGCCGGTAGCCGCGACAACCGTGACGGTTGCCGAAGCCTGTTGGCCAATATATTTGATGGCGAGCGCAACCGACTGATCAGCAACGACGGAAGAAGAGCCGTTTTCACGTAAACCATCACGTGCCTGGATGTGTTGATACTCCATAGAAGAGAGGTTAGGTGCGGACAGGCCTCAGCCCATCCGCACCACCTGAATAAAATTTAGTTTTGTACGTTCTTGAGGATGGCGTGCGATTTGCCCGTCGAAGCCTGAATACCGCCAACCGTCATGAACTCACCTTTGCGGCCCGAGCGATCATTTTCCTGGCGATCCTCGTAACTCTTAAGGTCGAGATTGACGCCGTTACCATTCAAGTAGCGGTATTTAATGTTGCTCATATCGAGACAAACGGCTGCGCCATTGGCGTTGACCATTTCATCGAAGAGCGGCTCGCGAACGAGCTGTACCACACCGAACGGACTGACGTATTCCTGAATCGCCATACCGTAACGCGTCATGGACTGATCGGTGACGCGGATATTATTGGTTGCAAATCCGTTGACTGCAGCAAGTACAGGAGAGGAACAGAAAACGACCTTGTTCATGCTGTTGTATTTCAAGGCTTCCATGAGCCAGGCATCCCAGGTCGGTTTGGTCAGAGTACCGCCAGCGTCGACAATGGGGACGTCAGTGTACTGGGTTTCAAGCCAGTAGAAGATGCCACCGTTGTGGTAGATCGGGTTGGTGCTGGAATTATCGAGCGATCTGACACCGAACCAGAACATAACTTCAAGGTTGCGTTTCATTCTGGCCAGAGCTTCACCCTTTGAGCGCTTGTAAGGGTCACCGTGGTAGTTCGCGGTGGCCTGTTGGATAAGAGTGTTGCCGTATGGTTCCGAAAGGAACTGTACAAAGTTATAGAGCGTCTCGCTCTTGGTTTGTCGGGCATCAGTCGACTGGGAATTTTCTTCACGAACCACACCCATTTTGTAGAGGGTATCGGCTGTGGTCATGGCAATAGCCCCAGTAGAGCCAATATTACGGGTGACGGTAAGCTGTCCGTTGGCGACCGCTGTAATACGCGCCACCTCGCGCTGACCGGAAGCATTCGTAAGAAGGACTTCCTCGTTAGCTACGAAATACTCGTCATCGGTTGTAGCGATTGAGATTGTCGTGGCCGAGGTAGTGACCGCAGCGGTAGGTGAAAAGCCGAATTTCAGATTTTCACTTTCCGTCCATTCAAATTTCGGGTTGCTACATTCTTGTTTTTGAGTCTGCTGACCTTTAATTAAGAATTTACCGTCGTCCTGTTTTTCCAGCATGGTGCCCATCTGGAAAAGACGGGAAACAAGCGGATATTGGAAGGCCTGTAAATAAAACAGTTTAGGATCAACATCGCGGATAAACATTGAGGTGTTATCCGTGCCGGTGTTGGTAAAATTGGGGATCACCCCGATATTAGGAGTAGGCATAATTAGCTAAGGTATCTGCCGAGTTCAACATCAGCGTCATCAAGAGCGTTCTTTTTCGGTGGTGTTTTGGTCTGATTGGCTCCGGTTGGACGCGCCGGAGTTGGTGGCGCAACCGGGGCCTTGGGCGTTGGTTTTTTTGGAACCTGCGCCGAAGCCGGCTTTTTATCGAGCTGGTTCTCTAGGCCAAAATACTGACACACGAAACGATACGCCTCTTTAGGCGTGAAAAACTCGCCAGTAAGAGGATTAACACGGTCCGCAATCTTGTACATGTGAGGTACAAGCTCAGTAAAGTTCGAAAGTTGCTTAAGCTCATTGAGCTCAGTGTGCATTTGCTTTTCACTTTCCGCCTGGCTCTGGGAGCTCTTAAACTCATCGAGTGCCGCTTTAACGAGCATCTTGGGGTCAATATCCTTTCCCGCTTTAATAGATGCTGCCCAAGCCGCCCATTCCTGGTTGGCTTCGCGTAGTTCTTTGAGTCCAATTCGCAACGTTTCGTTCTCGCTCTGAAGATTCGTCACCTGACCTGCTAAGTTGGCGTTATGGCCTATAACGCGGTTAGCCTCTTTGATGGCGTCGTCAACCGATGCGAATTCTCGGTTGCCGATTTTCACCGTTTGATCCTCGGGCTCTTTCTTCTTGGACGATTTGGCGGACTTTTTCTTTTCATCCTCATCTTCTTTGTCCTCATCCTCAGAAGGAGATTTAGAAGGATCGTTTTCCGGCGTATCCTCGGTTTTTTCGTCCGGGGATGCGGACGCAGTTTCCGGGTTAGCCTTCGGCTGACCAGACGTCCTTTGTTTGTCATCGACGATGGAGGACATGAGATCGTTGTTGAAGACTTCCGCGGGGGCACTTTCTGGCATACTTTGTTTTTTAAAAAACAAACCGTGCCTATCTAAGTAGGCACGGTTGCTTTTCAAGTAACGGGTGTGCGGAGAAAGCGCTAACTCAAACCGCACACCCGCCGATCTGTGAAAAGCAGGCGAGCATACCTAGCTGTTAGCGCTTTTTAGGTTGTTTTGTTAAAGACTACTTGGTTTATTTTGAGTATTTTTCTTAGCTGCCTCCTGTACTGTAATTTTGCATTGTTGTATCCAGCTCAAAAGCGTCTGCAGCATCTCATAGCCGCCATCTGCCTGCGCAACTCGGAGGGTGTCGACTTGCATTATTCCTTGTTCACTGATTTTTACAAAATCTCGTGGTGAATAGTGGGTAAACTCTTTTTCTATCTCAGAGAGTTTATTAAGGATGATCTTTCCACCATCAGTATCGAGAGTTTTGCAAACCTCGGCCGCATCCATAATCTGTTTTTTTTGCTCCTCAGTATATTCTTCAACGCGCCGATCTACTCCTCCCAGGAAACTCATTGTTTTTTCCCGTAATGAGGCCAGAAGATTATTGTTCATACTCCGGATTATTTGCAGTTTCCTCAGTATCCTCACCGGCGTCTTCATTCTGGTCGGCTTCTTGTTCCTGCTGGTCGGCGGTAGGGATTACTTCGAACGTTCCACTTACCTCACCGTCATTATCTTCGGTTTTGGATACAAGACGAACTGAAAACGGGTATGTGCTCCCGGTTTTCCATCCTTTAATTTCTGGCATCATGCCGGAATCGACATCAAAACGTACTGATTCTTCAGTAGGTGCACTTTCGGACTGATTTGGCGGCATAATTTTGCCAAGCATGCCTTTAAGCGGTGAGGGTGAGGGCATAATTTTAGATAAGCTGGGGTGAATTACTATCTCCCACATCTACCGCCGGAGCGGGTGTCGGAGGTGGTGAAACGTTCGGCGGTGACATAATCGTAGCGTTTCCATTCTGTGTTGGGGGAACAGTAACATCGTTCTGATTTTCCGCAAGAGGTTTTTGATCGAGAATATAATCCTCCGGGTTGTTGATAAATTCAACCTGATGCAGCGCGTCTTCGCCAAGCTTGAAAATATCAAAGCGTCTAGTTTCACTCGTTCCTTCCACTGATTTGTTGATATCGGCCAAAACCTTGGCAAGATTGGTGTATTTGTTTACTCGCTTCTCGGCATCAAGCTCAAGATCGGTAATGCGTGCATGCACTGTAGAATCGCCGGTTAAGTCTGATAGGTACATCACCGATGCGTAGCCGGCATTCAAATATACCGCCTCAAGCGTATCGCCGGTTGCATTCAATGCTTCCTTTGCTTGAGTAACGAGCTCTTGGTTTTCATTTGCTTCCTCTCGGTTATACGGTAAGTACTTCACAAATTCTTTACTGCCGCGCAAACGAAAATCCATCTCGGTAGTATAGAATACCGGATAGCACGAATGCCATTGATCCATGAGCTTGGATAGTGCTTCTTCATCCATTTGCCGGGTTTTTTCCTTGAGACGACTGGTCGTAGCGGCGACAAGGTTATTACTTTCGGTGGCAGTGTCGGTACTTGACGCGTTCCCTGATACTACGAAATCCGTAGCCCCGGTAGTTTGCTGGACAATATCCTTTACCAACGCCATAAGCTCGAACGGACTTTGTTTGATATCAGGCTGTTGTAACGGCATGATAGCTTGCTGGACAGTAATACCGCCCAAGTTTTTGAGCTTAATAGGTCGGAAAGGATTATTAAAATTGAGGTCAGTAGGATCTTGGAGCAGGTCTGCACGGACGGCATAGCGCTGAACAAGACTCATGAGAATTGCGTCGAGCACTAAGTTGTGAATCTTGTTTTCTTCGATTTGCTGCCAACGCATGATTTCCGGCTCGCCAAGACCGGGAAATTCGTTAGGGAGCTTATAATCCCACACCGGAATGATCGGGATGCGTTTGTGTGGGTAGATATTGTAGTCTTTATAGATCGGTTTTTCAGAGCCAAGGATCCGAATTTCATAGTAGTCCTCTTCAAAACGCTCGATAAAGGCAGTCATTCCGTTTTTAGGACGGATAGTATTGTTGACATCGCTCGCATACGTTCCTGAATGGTCACCACGATTCCAAGAGTTTACAGGTTGTTCAAAAAGATAGTCGATACTTTCCTTGATTGCATCAAAGTACTCCACTTGCTGCTCAGTAATATTTTTCTCAGCATCTTCTTCGGTCATCCAGCCATTTTGCACGACAAAATCGCGCGCTTTTTTCACGCTCGTCGGTGTATAAACATAGCAGTGCTCCCAATCATCATCGCTAGTAGCCTTTTCATCAGGGAAGACGTAATAGCTATTCAGGGCTTTCGGTTTCATGCCCTTATAACGGGTTACCTCTTTAACATTCCAGACCGTTTTAACTGGCCCTATCGGCTCTGCTTGAGTTTCTTGCTGAAGATCCGTTGGCTCCGAAAGAGGTTGGTCTGTCTGTGGTTGCCCGTCTTCCGGATCAGATGGCTTAGTCTCGTCCTTTTTGTACTCAGGAAAGTGGTAATTACGTTTATCATCGACAAAAGGGTTGTAGTAATAACCCGTACCAAAAAGGAGAGCGCTTTTATCGACCGAGGCACGGGTAAAATCTCCGTGACTACGTCGCCATTCGATATTGTCGAGTCTTTGCAAATACTTCTCCTTTTTCTCATCCATCTTGTTGTTTGCCTCAACGACAAAATCAACTTTACGCTGATTTAGGACGGCGGCAATAGATTCAATTACCTGAAAAGTGCGTGGGACATATACACGCATGCCAAAGGCCTTGAGGTAGTCGTCACCGTAAAGATTATTGAAAGTTAGGATTGATTTATACTGTAGATACCCGAAATCAAAGATACGGTGCTTTCTTTTCCAGAATTCTTTCGCGCTCTCAAAATCTTCTTTGAAATTGTCTTTTTCTGGTTTTTTGGGAGCTTCTACCGTGGCGGTAGTGTCCGGTGTAGTGACGGACATTTCTTGATCGTTCATAGGATGTTGTAAGGATTGACGAAAGGATTGGCACTGCTATTGCCTCCGCGCATTTTTGTAACCTGTTCTTCAGTAAAACCGAAGAACCTACGTTCGGCCTGTGGTTTTTCTTCTGGCAGCGGCATTTTTCCGCCTAACTCCCAATAGGAAAGAAGAGTTGCCATGACCGTGTCATCATGATAGCCATCGGGCGCGGCATAAAAGATGCCGTTTTTGTTTTTTTCGTAGGTAAATGCTTCTAGTTCACCCATTAAGACGTCGTAAGGCAGGATTGAGATGATGTTTTGGTCGCAGAGCATCGAAAAGTTTTCAACAAGAAGGTTCTTGCTCTGACTGGTGGTTTTGAAATTTATGAGTCCGATATCAAGGTCAGGCTGGGTGGCTGCCCAAGCAACCATATCGTCAAAGATCGGATTGCCGACACCGTTCCCTTCGATTTTTACGCGGACACTATTACCGTTATCACGTTTGGAATATTCGGCAAGGATACTTTTTATCTTTTCTTTCTGCGTCGGCCAGGATAACTGGTTCCAGCGCTCCAGGCGTACTTGGGCCCATGTGTGACGATCGACTACAGAAACAACTGTATAATCCTGCACCTTGGCAAGATCGATTCCGATCTCATAATGTCGCTGCGGTACCGGTCCACTCTCCGAGGAAGTAGCCACCTCACGGAATGAGCGGAACACCGTCCCAAGACTATCTACCCATTCGCATAGGTACTCAGAAGCAAAAACCGGATAGGGAAGTGTACGCTCAAGATCATCGAGCTGTGCCTTGGTAAAAATAGGTGTGTCCCGCGCGCTGACTAGGAACCGAGCCCAACCTGCGCGCTCGCCTGCGTTTAAAAAGAGTTTGTAGTACCAATTTCTGCCACGCGGATTACCTTCGAAAATCGCGATACCGCCATTAGCTAAAAGCACAGGTTCGTATACCTGTGTCCAGACTTCTTCTTTATGGTCACCGGCCTCAGTAAGATGCAGCACTTTAACGTTGCCACCGCGCTTTGACTGGGGATCATCGGCACCATCGAGGTAGTAGATCGAGCCGTTTTTAAATTCTATCTTCAACTCGCTGTGGTTGATGTTGCGAACGATCTCCGGCGGGCAGACGTTGGGGTGGAAAAGCATGTCCGGATCATCCCAGATAATTTCTTTTGCCTGCTTACGCTTTGGTGCGAGAGATTTGCCGATGATTCCGTTATTATGGACGAGATAACGCACTACCTCTTCAAGGGAAGTGCTGGTTTTACGACCGCGGCGGTGAGCGACAAGAATACGCCGCTTGGCTCGACATTCTAAAAATTGACGCAAAGTAATAAGTTCGGTGCTTTTGCCAGACTGTGAATCGAAATATATAGGTGGCCGGCCAATAATGATCTCATTTTGTAATTGAGTAGTCGCCACTTCCATAGGTTATCGTTTTAACAAAAAACTCCCCATTATCACCAGGGCCTTTAATAGGCTGGACAGCTTTACCCATAGCGCGATCCAGATATTCTTTTGCGGCCGGGATATTACCCTTGTTGAGACCTTCCAGAAAGAGTTTATCCAGTAAAAGTAAAATTCGTGATTTTTTTATAATTTCCCCCTTGGTAGTTTTAATCTCCACCTCTTCTTTACCGTGATTTTCGATAAGCTCCTTAAGCTCAATAACCACCTTCTTTTCGGCAGTTACTTTAGGGCCGCTATTTGGACGAGGCCCTCCATTTTTTGCTCGGCCATCCTTTTTCTTTTCTGCTGGTGGAGAATTGGATACAGCCTTTGTATTCAATTTTTCAATCTTTTTACTCATAGTTTTTTAGCCTTTTCTCCAGTAAATTTCTGCCAACGATCAATAATGACATCAACATATTTCGGGTCAAGTTCTATGCCATAACATGTACGTCCCGATTTCTCCGCTGCAATAAGTGTCGAACCAGAACCGAGAAACAGGTCAAGAATGATCTGACCCTGCTGCGAACTGTTAATAATAGCCCGACTACAAAGCTCTACCGGTTTCATCGTGGGATGCTCTCGATTTGCTGTTGGCCGTTTAACTTTCCAGATGTCGGTCTGTTTTCGGTCACCATTCCATACTCGCTTTTGGCCTTCGGCCCAGCCGTATAAGATCGGTATACCATCTTCGTCCTCCTCTTCGTTATAAACAGCAATTGGCTCGTGCTGAGTGTGATAATCAGCACGAGAAAGTACCATGCGATCCTTCACCCAAATAATAGTGCGTGACCAATGGCCGCCGGCTTGGAGGAATTGTTGGTGCAGTGTTGGCCATTCTTGGCATGACATGCAAACGTAAATGGCGCCATGGCAGAATTCGAGCAGGTGTGTAATGAAGCTACGGCAAAATTCCTGAAATTTTTCCGGTGTCATGGTATCGTTCTGAATCTTAAGCTTCTTTTTCGTCTTTCCTTCATACTTCACGTTGTAAGGCGGATCAGTAAAAACCATATCGGCTTTTTTACCATCCATCAGCCGTTCGACGTCAGCGAGTTCGGTGCTGTCCCCACAGAGTAAGCGATGTGGCCCGAGAGCATACAACTCTCCGCGTTTCGCTTTGGGAACTTCGGGGAGATCAGGTACTTCGTCATCGCGTTCGTCAGGGCTAATAAGAAGGTCGGGAGAGAAACCGGTAATAGTCACGAGGTCTGAGCCAAGGTCAGCGAGTTCGGGTGTGACCAGCTCCATATCCCAGTCACTTTCATTGAGCTTGTTGTCTGCAAGACGTAGCGCCTTGATTTCTTTTTGCGTAAGTTTGTCCATTCGGACAACAGGTACCTCGGTGAAGCCGAGTTCATGGGCCGCCAGAAGGCGACAGTGTCCAATGATCAGCGTCCCTTCCTTATCAACCACGAGCGGTTGAGCCCAGCCAAAACGTTTAATACTCTCAACAACCTGCTTGATCTGTTCTGGCGGGTGTTTCTTTGCGTTTTTCTCGTAGGGGCTTACGGAATCAATATTGATGTGTTCAATCTGCATACACATCTGGAAAATTAACGACGACGAGCGCCGCCGGTACGAGAAGTAGATTTTTTGATGGCGAATTTCGAGAGAATTGACTCAATTTCTTCGACCTGGGCATAGAGCGTGATGCTCCAATCTTTTGATCGTTCATGTTCAGCTTTAAAAGCATCAAGAGCTAGGGCAACGATAGACTCGTATTCATCACCGAGATTAACAGGCACCTCGTGCTGAGTATTCCAAGTAACCCTCCCGTCGAGTGCTTTAAGTTCGATTTTTGCCATTTCTTCAGGCTTTAATTCCACTACCCGTTTTAGCCCCATAAGTCTTTTGACATCCTCGAAAGTTTGGATGGTCTTGGCGGACGGCAGAATATCATAGGCAAGAACGATTCGTTGCAACGTAGAGAGCGTGACCATAAGTGGCTTATTTAAGATAAATTAATGAAGAATGTAGGTACGATAACCTGATTAGGAACTGCGGCAAGATGATTTTTTTCGGGACCTGTGTTCAAAATTGGGGATAAATAAAAAGACAATCCCGGTGGATTGCTTGACAAAAAAACATCTTACACGATAGGCTATCTTTGTTCCAAAATCTCTTGCGCGCTCAATTAGCGCACCGTTCTGGCGTATCCAATCGTCAGTAGGTACTCGCAAGAGATCCTAGGAACAAACGGTGCGCGAATTCATCGAATTCACGTAAGCTTGTCTACGGCGCCTCTCATTGAGCGTCTTTTTTATTTAATCCGCATTTCTTGGCTTATTTTGCGGAGATAAGCCAAGAAATCGACGGTCAGCATCTTGACAAACTACGTGGATATGCTGTTAAAGTCACGGCAATTAAGGAGGATATGTTGATAAACGAAGCTATAGAAAAATTCAATTACTGGCGGGGTTTCAAGACATCAGAAGTTAGCAATACCACCTACGCCCAGATACTCAGGCAGTTTTGCGTATTCATGCGCAACTGCGACGTGCGACTCATAAAACTCGAAGATATCTTGCAGTGGTTTGAGATCATGACCACTCTTGGTTACGATCGCAATTCTTTTATACCAAGAGCGATCGCACTACGCAAATTGTTTGAGTATTTGTCAAAAACCTCGGTCCCTGTGCTGGATCCGTGGTTGATTCCGGTTCCAAACAAAACCTATCGATTACCACGAGTGGTTAGTGAGGAGCACTATAGTAAGCTCATTGCCGTTATACCAAAAAAGACAAACGATCCGCGCCATATCCGCAATTTGGCTATCGTACAAATGCTTTGGGATACTGGGGCCCGAAATGGCGAACTATGCAAACTCGATATTGGTGAAGTAAACTTGGTCGAAAAGAAAGCTGTTATAAACACCGAGAAAAACAGGGGTTCCCGACCATTTCGAGAGATCTTCTGGACGGATGAAACAAATAAGAGCCTTGAGCGTTGGATAGATAAGCGCAGTAATCTTGAAAAAATCGTGGAATTGACTGAACCAAATGCTCTGTTTATTTCCATCATGAGTGAAAAAAGCGGGTGTCGCTTTACTAGCAAAGGTCTAGGAGAGATGCTCCGTCGCTACAGTAATCGGGCAAAAATACCTACAATGCGCACAACAGTGGGTACAAATGCCCATGCTTTCCGGCATCATAAAGCTCATCAGATTTTAAAAAGTGGTGGTACCTCGGCAGACGTAATGAATATCCTTGGCCATGCCACTCTTGCCTCAGGTTCCGTATATCAGTCAATGTATGGGACGGAACTTGAAGAGCGTTATCGACGTCTTTTTGGCGAATAAAACCTATTTTGACCATCTAGCTTGCGGCATGCTATAATAAGCATGTCGCTTTTTATTTTCACCTATGAACGATAAGAAGGTTGATAAAAAACAGATGATGTCCGAGTATTTTAGAGGGCTTGCAAAAAAGAGCCATGCTTCAGTTAAAAGTAAATTTGGATCTGATTTTTACAAAGTAATAGGCAGCAGAGGGGGCAAGAAGAAGGCTGACAACAGGAGAAAAGAACAGCTCAAAAAAGATGCTGAAAAGTTGTCCCCTTGACCTAGCGTGCGGCAAGCTATAGTGTGTGCTTACAAGGTCGCAAACAAAACTTGACCTTTAACAAAAAAGAGCTGATAATGCTCTAATAAAATTCTTCAGGGCTAAAAAGCTCTATTTTCTTCCTAAATCTACTGTGGGTGTGGCAAGAAGTTTAAGAAATGCCACGGTAGTTAGGTGATAACGGAGCCAAAAAAAGCCTTGTTGAATAAACGAGGCTTTTTCTTTTGAGAGGGAAAAAGCCTCATCACCGGCGAGAGACGGTGATGAGGAGGGGATGCTTGTATACCTGTCTTCATCATACGCTTTCGTCCAAGAAGGCGTTTTTATTTACCTAACCGACAAAGTTATGCACAGCATCAGGGAGGGGAAAACGAGCCTCGGGCTCAAGCTCCAGATCAGATTCTGGAGGCAGGTAAGGAGATTTAAACAAAAAATCCGCACAACGCGCGAACGATGTACGGATTTACGACCTAATCTACTGTAATTATGAAACTTTACAACACGGCTGACCCACAGGTCAAGCCATCCATCGTCATGATGGTCTACGGCGAAGGAGGAGTGGGAAAAACCACCTTTACATCAACCGCCCCCAAACCAATCCTGGCGGATTGCGAAAACGGAGCTAAGTATTTCGGTCTACGGGGTATCAGTATGGACGTTGGTCTGATTGAGAAATGGGGGGACATGAAGGAATTTCTCGATGCCGCCAAGGTTTACGACACGGTCATTATCGATCCTATCGGTGAATTGATGGCCAAGTTAAAGCGCTTCATGGTTGCTCAGAACGATAGCAAAAATGTTCAAAAAGATGGGAATCCAACGATGGCCGGATGGGGTTGGCTCAAAAAGACCCTCCTCGACACCCTCAAGGTTATCCGCGATAGCGGTAAGCACGTTATTCTCGTGGCCCACCTTGAAGAGAAGGATGATGAAGGTCGCATGGTTAAACGACCGAAAATAGAAACAAAACTGGCCGATGATTTAGTCAACATGGTAGACATCGTAGCCTACATGACCGTAGTGCAACAGGATGGTGAAAATAAACGCATTCTGATTGTCGATCCAGGGAATGATAAGTACACCGCCAAGGATCGCACCGGCATGCTCGGAAAGATTGTTGAGCCAGATTTTTCTAAGATTATAGACGCTTGTCAGGGTACTAAACAGTTTGGCTGGAGTAAGCCAGCTCAAAAGCCGACTAAAGAGGTATCGGACGCCAAACTTCTGAAGATCGAAGAGCTCTGCAAATTGCATAACCCGCTGGTAGAAAAAAAGGGTTATCCGACCTTCGTTCAAGAAGAAACAAAATTGGTGCTCGATCCCGCTAACTACGATGCGATCATCAAGATGCTAACTGATAAAAAGCCGTCTGAGGCAAAACAGAGGATGGCTGCAGCCATGAAGGGTGAAGAGGTGGTTGTGTCGCAGACAGAAGAAAGCCCGAAGGCTTCTGAGGAGAAAACCAAAACAGCCAAAGAAAAACTTGCTCAAGCTAACGCCAAAAAATAGTATGTCTGCCGAAAAAAGAACCTGTACTCTCTATAACGGTGAGGTTGTAATCGACTTTTACCCAGAATCTCACCGCTACAAGCTGAAAGGAGAAAAAAACTATCTTATTTCAGCTTCGTCCGCCGCCGGCATTGTCGATAAGAGCCGCTTCCTGATTCCCTGGGCCCTAAATCTCGCTGCCGCGCATCTCAGGCAGTACTTCGAAAATTCCTCGAGTACTACCTACACCGCTGAAGAACTTTTGCCACTGATTGATGAAGCGATAAAGCAGCATACGATCAAAAAAGAAGAGGCCGCTAGTATTGGATCGATCGTCCACGGTTTTGCTGAAGAGTATGCGCGATTCCGCCTCTGCATCGGCCCCGAGCCGCAAATTAGCGAAGAGTGGGACGAGCGGGCTACAACTGGCGTATCTGGATTCCTAGATTGGTTCAATGCGCACGAGGTCAAGTTTATTGAAACCGAACGACTTCTATACTCTCGCCAGCACGGTTATGTGGGCATCACCGACGTCGTAGCAAGCGTGGACGGGAAAAAGTACCTCATGGACTACAAAACCTCAAAGGGTATCTATAACGAGCAATTTTACCAGCTTTCAGCGTACTGGGGCGCATACGAAGAGGAAATGGGTGAGCAACTCGATGGAGGAGCTATTCTCCACTTCGATAAAGAGTCCGGCGCTTTCACCTTCAAAGAAGTATCCAGAGAAGAACACGAGAAAAACTTTCGTACCTTTCTAGCTTGCTTCGCTATCAAACAAAGAGAAAAAGAGCTCAGCATCTAAATAAAAATCACCGGGTGCGGCATCGCGTTGGTGCTACACCCCCTCGTCGCTATGAAAAACAACATCGAGTATTTTCGCCACTACGTCGATAGTCTCGAGAATCCTAAGCTTAAAATGCTACGGGTTAAATTTAGCTGGGCAGGCGAAGGGCGATATTGGGCGCTTCTCTCGATGATTGGTCGGCAAGAAAACTGTTGGCTCGATCTCTCAAAGCCTTTCCAGCGAGGGGCTATAGCAGCCGATCTGGGGATGGGTTCAGCGGAGTTCGCCGAATTTATAGATTTTTTGGCGAACCCCGAGGAGTGTTCTTTGATCATACGGGAAAACGGCATGATTACCACCCCGGAACTACAAGAAACGTTGCAAACAGTAAGCCGCGAACGAGAGCAGGCCAGACTGCGTAAAAATAAAAATTCGGGAGGAAAAAAAGAAAGTTCGGGCGAACTTCCAGAAATTCATCCGAAAGACGAAAAACAGGAAGAGAGTTCAGAGAACCCATTAAAGGTAAAAGGTAGAAAGGAAAAAATACAAGATAAAAATCTTAATAAACATGTTATAGCCACCAAAAGCCTTAATGAATTGATCGAACCTTACCGAGGTAAATTTGCTCCTCGCCTAATCGAAGATTTCTTACTGCATTGGGATGAGACCGATACCAAAGGAGTGCCGCGATGGAAGAAGCAAAAGACTTGGGAAACTCTAAAAAGGCTCACACGTTGGCAGCGCAACCAAGAGAACTGGGATTATGAGCGAGCACAAAGGCAAAAGTTTAAGTCAGTACCAGACAATGACCCGCCAGCAGCTCGTCGTGAATATTCCGATGATAAGGGCACAGGTTTCCAGCCCCTAAGCTCCATTCTATCAGGGCGTACACCAAACCTATGAAGCCACATATTAAAACCATCGCCAAAGAACTCATTGAAGAAGTTGGTCTCGGTCATGGGCCAAGTGCAAAAGTAGAGCGAGGTAACCAGATTGTGGACGAAGTATGGCGTGTAGTGGAGAACTATCGCCGGTACTTGAGCAATTACGGGCTCAATACAAACCACATCTATTTTGCCTTTGAGGCCCATCGTAAAAAACTCAGATTTGAAGCCTTTAAATATTACTGGAGTCGAGAACTCATGGACGAGACGGTAATGATCTTTCGCTCTTTCCGAAACTTTATGCGCCAGTTTCCCAATAAGCGCTATTGGTGCCCAAATTGTGAGCGAGTAACTCAAAACTGCTGGCAGTGCACCAACCTTGGTTGCTTTGCCTCCGCTGATCACACCATCCCGCCCACTGGGGCCCGTATTCTCATCATAGACCGGTTTCAATTTGAGCCAAAGCCGTACCCTATTTATAAGCCGATTCTTGAGCAAGAAGACGGATTATCAAAAAAGCCTTTATGACTCAAATGCAGTCCACATACTGCCCACGAGTATTCTGCTACCTGCCTCGACACTCTCAAGAATGTAGCCATTGTAAAGAGCACTGTTTAGAGCATAGGGCAGAGCTAAAGATTAACGAAGTAGTAAAAACTAAATCACTTAATAAGGTTCTAACCCAACCAACATATGAAACTCACGCGTGAAGATATCGTCGAGGCGGTCAACATGAAAAACCTCGGTTATTCGACTCTCGAAGTCGCGGAACACTTTAAGTGTAATGATCGCGGACTAAGTAAAATTTTTGCTGAGTTAAGAAAAAAAGGCGTTTCTATCATCAAGAACAACAAGAGTAAGGGCGTAAAGAAGGAAGTTGAGTTTGCCGCTCATATTCTCCTGGAGAACCAGCAAAACCAAACAAACGAACAGGGATAGTAATTCTTTCTGCCCCACACCTAACTGACGCATCAACCGTTTCCGTAATGGAAGCCGGATATGGCGGAAGTAGGGTGGGTTGGAATAGAGCGGCCATCCCGCCCTACAGCGCGCACTTTAGCGCGGTAACTAAAAATGTATGGAAGGACAACTTGGTGGATCAGTAAGCCGTGGGCCAACTTTGGAGGAAGAGCGTGAGCGTATGGTTCCAGTAATAAAAGAGTTTAGAAAAGAAGTTGACGCGCTTATTCAGCAAGCAAAAATTGACCATACAGCGCCCTTGCACCCACACATTTTTAACCAGGAATTAGAAGAAGCACATAGACAAGTACGTATTTCTTTGACCAATGCAAAAATGTGGGCAGGAAAAATGCTGGAAGCATTAGGGAATCCGTTTCCGCCTGAATTAGCTGATAAAGCAAAATAGTATGACCCCCTACATCAATTTTAGCGAGGTTTTGGAATCGCTAAGACTATGGCCAAAGAAGAAATTTTCTCGCTCTGGTTGGAATAGTAAGCCGTACATCAGTCGGCAAAATCCTGACGAGCATTCTGCCAATGGACGCCCCTATCTCTACATAATGCCGGAAGATGGCAAGAGAGTGCCGTGGATTCCAAGCCAGACTGACATGATGATGGACGATTGGACTGAAATTGAATAACCAAAATTGGTGGGTGGCGGAAGCAAGGAGAAAGTGCCCCGCCCCACCTCAATCGCAGGGAGGACAAACAGCAAGTCGCGCGGCTCATAACCGCGAGAAGCGGGTGCGACTCCCGCCCCTGCAACAGGTGCTTATGCACCTTATACGCTCAAGTGGCGAAATGGTAGACGTAGTGATGCAGAAAGTTCTGTACCACGAGTGCCTCGGCAATCTCGACGGGGAGGAAGCGGATCGGCCACGTTACGCTGGTGACGCGGAGCCCAACTAACGCCT